ATTGTATTAGACGAACTAAAGAAAGGTGGGTTTGACCTTATAATAGTAGACGAAGCCACACACTATAAGAATGTTCAGACGAGGCGCTGGAAATTACTACGTCAGTTAGTACATGATAACACGTGGCTGTGGATGATGACAGGTACACCCGCTGCGCAGAACCCTACGGACGCATATGGGTTAGCAAAACTTGTAAGCCCGAACCGAGTACCTAGATTTTTCGGTGCTTTCAAAGATATGGTGATGTTTAAGGTATCACAGTTTACATGGAAAATACGCCCCACTGCCACGGATACAGTATTTAGAGCTTTACAACCTGCTATACGTTTTACGAAGGACGAGTGCTTAGACCTTCCTCCTATGATATATGTAAAAAGGCAGGTGGAGCTTACAGCACAGCAAAAGAAATACTACAAAGAACTAAAGACAAAACTTGTGTTAGACATTACAGGTGAACAAATAACCGCCATAAATGCGGCTGTTACTCTTAACAAGTTATTACAAATCTCAGCAGGGGCTATCTACACAGACGATGGTGGGGTGCTAGAGTTTGATATAAATAATAGATATAAAGTGTTACGAGAGGTGATTGACGAATCAAGTCAAAAGGTTCTTGTATTTGTACCGTTTACTCACGCTATAGATATATTAACAGATAAACTACGTTCAGAAAATATAACAACAGAAGTTATACGTGGAGATGTTCCTGCTCACAGGAGGACTAACATATTTAAACAGTTCCAAGAGAACGTTGACCCACAAGTATTGGTGATACAGCCACAAGCGGCAGCACATGGTGTTACGTTAACACGGGCTAACACAGTTGTGTGGTGGGGACCTACAAGCTCGTTAGAAACATACGACCAAGCGAACGCACGTGTGCATAGATCAGGACAGAAACATAAATGTACTGTCGTGCAACTGCAAGGGTCTGACGCAGAACGACACGTTTATAGACTATTAGACAAAAGAATAAACGTTCACACAAAATTTGTAGAACTTTACAAAGAAGTACTTGACTAACGTATATTACTTCATTATATGTAATCATATAATAATAAGAGGAGAGAGATATGGGTGCTAAAGTTACCCCTGACAAACTGGCAAAAGCGTATCTACGTATAAGAGCAGAGCGATCTATGTTATCTGCTAAGTTCAAAGAACAAGACGGAGAACTTATTAGAGATATGGATCGTGTAAAACAGGCAATGCTAGAACATTGCGAAGATCATAATGTAGAAAGCGTGAGAACTTCTGAAGGCTTATTCTTTCGTTCGACTAAGAGGAAGTATTGGGTAAGTGAATGGGATGCAATACACAAACTTATTGTGGAGGAGAACGCACCTCAGTTACTAGACAAACGTATCAATCAGGCGAACATGAGAGAGTTTTTAGAAGAAAATCCTGAACTCAAGCCAGAGGGTTTAGAGATTGAAGAAGAAACAACAATTTCTGTGAGGAAAAAATGAATGAACCTTTTGTACCGATTGAAGACATAGCTAAACACTTTAGTGTGTCTGTATCAACTGTTCGTGCCTGGGTACGTCAGAAACATATTCCAGAGGATACTTATGTAAAAATAGGTAGTACCTACAGGTTTCGTGTTAAAGATGTATCTGAAGCATTAACTAAAGTAACTAGTAAACGTAGTGAAGAAACAATGGGCGCAGATCCATTAGAAAATTTAGATGAAGACCTATAATATAGAGAGAAGGAGAACTAAATGGAACAATATATTATAAAAAATGTGGTAGCTCTATGGCCTAAGATTAATAGAACTTATCACTTTGACAGTAACGAGGGCAGATCTGTACCTTGTGAGCCTAGAGACCAGAACGCAGAATACTCTATACAGTTTCGTATGGATGAAGCTACAGCTAAAAGTTTATTTTCTGCTATGTCAAAATGTTACCAAGCTAACAAGAAAGAAAAATGGGCTGATAAGTTGGAGAGAACGTTTGTTAAAGACGACGATGGTATGTATACGCACAAGTCTAATCTGAAGGGCGCATACAAGAACGAAGTTACTAAGAAACCTTTGCAGGTTGATGCGAAGGGTAGTAATTTACCTAATGACTTCTTACTAACTACAGGTAGCACAGTTAATGTGTGTGTACAATTTGTTCCATATGATATGGGTGGCAAGCAGAATGTATCACTACGTCTCAAAGCAGTACAGGTTATCAAGTATGTACCGATGGAAGATAGAAATCCTTTTGAAGCTACTGATGGATTTGTATATGCTAATAATGATAATCCTTTCGAGGAATCTCTTGTCATTGTAGAGGAGAAGGAAGAGCCTGTAGCTGAACCAAAGAAGGTCGTTAAGAAGCCTTCCCCTCCCACTAAGGCGACGGATGACGACTTGGATTCTATTATTGATAATTGGGACGACTAATAGAATCACACCACGACTAGGTTTATACCGAAAGGGCGATGTGCCGTGTCCTGTCGTGGTGTCTTCGGCACGGAGTGGGAAAAATGAAAACAAAAGACTTTTTAGGAAAGGTTCTAGGGGATGGGTATTACTCTGTATTGGGGCTTGGTGGCAAGCAGGTACAGACATTTCACTCAACTTTAGATGACGTAATAGAAGAAGCACAGCGGTTAGATGCTTCAGGCAAAGATGCTTATTTTGGTTTAGCTACGTTTAGAACAGGTAACGATAGAACAGTTGTAAATGTTAAAAGCTTGAGTTCTTTTTATTTAGATTTGGATTGTGGGGAAGGTAAGGAATACCCCAACCAGAACGCGGCTTTTGTAGATTTAAAAAGGTTTATAAAAGAGACAGGGCTACCTAGACCTATGTTGATAAACTCTGGGAACGGTGTGCATGTATACTGGGTTCTTACAGACAGTATATCTTATTCCGAGTGGCTTCCTGTAGCCCAGGGACTGAAGAGTTTGTGTATACAGCATAACTTGTTAGCAGACAATGGTGTAACTGCTGACGCTGCGCGGGTACTCAGAGTACCTGAGACACACAACCATAAACGAGGAGAGAGAAAACCTGTGGGGTTTTTTGGTACGGGTGAGTTCCGTGACGTGGAATTTGACGAGTTTGCACGTTTGGTAGGTAAAGAAGGTGTAGCTATACCCACCAAGGTAGACAACGAAGAGAATGCTTTAAAACGTGCCATGATAGAAAACTCTGAACATAGTTTTAAGACTATACTAAATAAGACTATGAAAGGGGAAGGGTGTGAACAGTTAAAAAACATACTAGAAAACCAACAAGATATAAGTGAACCGCTATGGAGAGCAGGTTTATCTGTAGCTAAGTTTTGCAACGATGCGGAAAAAGCTGTGCATAAGATGTCAGAGAGGCATGTGGGGTACAGTAAACGTTTAACAGAAGATAAGGTTGATCTTATAAAGGGTCCTTACACGTGCGCAAAATTCGCAGAAGAGAATCCTGAACCTTGCTCTGCGTGTAAACATTGGGAACAGATCACATCCCCTATAGTGCTAGGTAAGAATATTAAGAAAGCTCCACTATCAAAAGACATACCTTTATATCCAGAGCCATACTTTAGAGGAGCAAACGGTGGTGTGTACGTACGACATAAAGATAAAGATGGGGCTATAGAGGATAAGATGATATATCAGAATGACCTGTATGTTACCAAACGTATTCGTGACCCAGAGACAGGTGAAGCCGTGGTTATGAAAGTTCATTTACCAAAAGATGGCGTAAGAGAGTTTACAGTTCCTTTAACTTCTGTAACATCAAAGGAAGAACTTAGAAAACAGTTGGCTATGGAAGGTATAGCTGTATTAGGGATGGAAGAAATAATGAAATACACTACAACTTGGATAACACAGTTACAATCAAGAACAGTTGCAGATGAAGCTCGCACTCAGTTTGGGTGGACAGATGATGATTACGGAGGGTTTGTATTAGGTAAAGAGGAGATACGTAAAGAAGAGATAAAGTCTAACCCTGCAGCGGTGCAAACAGCAGGTTTAATGTCTGCATTTGAACCTAAAGGGACGTTGGAGGAATGGAAGAAGTTAGTTAATTTCTATGCTCGTGACGGGTTTGAGCTTCATCAATTTGTTGTTGGCACATCGTTTGGCTCACCTCTCATGTCCTTATTACCAATAAACTGCGCAGGATTACATTTAAATGGTGGTTCGGGTGTTGGTAAAACAACAGCTATGAATACGGCTTTATCTATATGGGGCAATCATGCTGACTTGTTAATATTTGAGAAAGACACTCATAACTCTATGATGAACAGAGGAGAACTATATCACAGCTTACCATTATATATGGACGAGCTTACAAACGCTACGGCTAAAGAATTATCTGATCTTGTGTACCAACTTACAAGTGGGAAGCAAAGAAACAGGATGTCTCAAGGAGGGAACGTAGAACGGAAACGAGGTAAGCCTTGGAAGCTTATAGCCGTTACGAGTGCAAACCGTAGTATAATAGAGAAGATAAGCACAGCAAAAGCCATGCCTAAAGCTGAAGCACAAAGACTTATGGAGATACGTGTACCTAGTATGAAGTTTGGGTCAAAAGAAGAAACAGATA